CAACGATATCTTGAACAAGAGAACCGCGCTACTGAAGAAACGCTCCGGCCAAATACTGCTGATGGCGAATATGGTTCTGTCAAAATTGATCGCTCTGGTCGAGCATAAAAAGTCCATGTTAGCCATATCAGTGTTTATCTTATCTATTTAATGGAGATTTAACAAATGGCTAACGTTAGTCGTGTAAACGGTTTCCGTCCGGTGCTTCACATCGACGGTTCTCCGTGGAATGGCCAAGTTACTCGATATTTTGCATCGGCCAGCGATGGTACGGCAATCTATCAAGGTGACTTGGTGAAACTCTCTACTGCTTCGGATACGGCTGGTCAAACGGTTATTCCGGGTGTAGGTGCTATTGGTGGTGTTCCGGGTGTGGCGAAATTCGTCGCAGGTACGGACTCCGCAGCAGTAGGTGTTGCAGTTGGTTTTACTATTAACCCCCTTAACCTAAATAGCCCGCAGTATCGGGCGGCCTCGACGGCGTCATATGTTCTTGTTGCCGATGCTCCGGATACGGTGTATGAGGTTCAATATACAGGCACTATTGCCGCTACGTCGTTCAACAAGAATGCAAACGTAACGGATGCAGGTGGTTCGACCGTCACTGGTCAATCAGGTGAGACAGTGGATGGCACTACGGTTGCAACTACGGCAACTTTGCCTCTGCGCATTCATGGTGCCATTCAACGTGTTGATAATGATATTACTGCGGCTAACCCCAAAGTTCTCGTCTATATCAATAACCATCAGTTGAACGGTGGCACTGGCGCTGCTGGTGTTTAATCAATAAGGGGAATAGAAAATGGCTGGTATTATTAATAGTTCTTCCTTTGCCAAGGCCCTTTGGCCAGGTGTCAATGCTTGGTATGGCAAGGAATATGCTGAGTATCCTGTTGAATGGGATAAACTCTTCGAACGCTTCACATCGCGCAAGCAGTATGAAGAGGATGTTGGTGTTTCGTCGTTCGGTCTGCAAGTCGTAAAGCCTGAAGGTTCGCCGATTACGTATGATAGCGAACAACAAACCTTCACGACTCGTTATACGCACGTCGTCTATGCGCTCGGGTTCATTATTACCCGTGAAATCATGGAAGATGATCAGTATGATGTGGTTGGTCAACGTAAGGCGCAAGGTCTGGCCTTCTCGGTTCGTCAAACTAAGGAAGTCGTCGGTGCTAACGTGTATAACCGGGCTTTCAATAGCTCGTATGTTGGTGGTGATGGTGTTTCACTGATCAATGCCTCACATCCGTTGTTTGCTGGTGGCACGTTCTCGAATCAGATTTCAACTGCTGCTGACTTGTCGGAAGCTGCTCTTGAACAGGCTTGCATTGATATTGCGAACTACACGAATGACCGTGGTCTGCGTATTGCTGTTCGTCCGGAACAACTGATTCTTCCGATCCAACTGGAATTTGAAGCAGAACGTATTCTGAAAACGGAACGTCGTGTTGGTACCGATAATAACGACATTAATGCACTGCGCCAAACGGGTCGTTTCCCGAAGGGCATCGTCCTCAATCACTACTTCACCAATCCGCTTGCATGGTTTATTCGCACGGACGTGAAGAATGGTATGAAGATGTTTGATCGTCGTGGCGATGAGTTTGAAATGGACAACGATTTCGATACTGAAAATGCTCGTTTCAAGGCTACGTCGCGCTACAGCTTCGGCTGGACGGATCCGCGTGCATTGTACGGTTCGGCAGGTGTCTAATCCCCCGGCCCCTTCGGGGGCCTTCCTTACTGGAGAATTAAATGGGTATTAAACAAGTGGCTGATCTTACTCAGCTCAATCCTTCCTATCCGGATGCACTGAATCCGACGCGTAAAGCATATCACCTCGTTCCTGTCACAGTATCTCGTACGAACACCACAGCAACCAAGATTGCTGTACTTCCCGCAGATGCTACGGTTCTTGGGATTCGTCGATATATTCAAACGGCATCAAATGCTGGTACTACGGCCACAGTGACCTTCACTGGACAAGGTGTTGGGCCACAAGGTCAAGCAATGACATTTGGTTCCGATAACGTTCTGGTGACGACGGGCAACACGGGTCCAATCACGGCACCCACAGTCAATACGTCAACGGGTATCATGAATCTGGAACGTCCTCCGGCGACCCAGACGAGTGGTGATATTATCGTCTATGCAACGTATGCTGAAACGGGCACGGCCTCGACGGCAGGTGGTCCGTTTATTTACGTAATTGAATACGTGAGGTGATATGGGCCCGCTTCGGCGGGCACCTACTTTCATGGGAGATGATATTTGTACTGTAGCATCTGCTGGAACTGCTCGCTTTTTTATTCGATTTGCTCAAACTAATTTTGTAGGATAAGCTCACATCATGCGTCGAGTTGTTATCACATCTGCCGGTGTCGGCAATAGTGTTCCGGTCCCAATGGACCATCGAGCACAGTTCTTTAATGTGGGTATTCAAGTTGTCGTTAGTGCTACGGCCACCTACAATGTCCAGTTTACGTTGGATGATATTTACAATACTGCGATTACTCCCACATGGTTTAATATTGCATCTCCCTTTACAGGAGCCACTGCAAATCAGGTTGGTAATCTGACGATTCCATGCGCAGCTATTCGCCTGAACACTACGGCCAATACTGGCAATGTCACTATGACTTTACTGCAGTCGTCCGGTCAAGGTTAAACTATGGCAAACAAAAATATCACTCAACTTACTCTGCAGACAGGATCCGCAGATCCAACATCCTTGTTTTATACGGTAGTTGGTTCGAATAGTGATAAAAGTCTGCCACTTAATGTTTTTGTAAATAATCTAGGTCTAACTGGTACACCGACGGCACCTACGGCAACGGCTGGCACTAATACCACTCAGATTGCATCTACTGCCTATGTTCAAACAGCTCTTGGTTCCTATGCGCCACTATCCAATCCAGTATTTACTGGGACTATTGGAGGGGGCAGTGCTTCTATTAGTCTGGGTGGAATGGCATCATTTTCCTCTATTCAAGGTACGCCAATTGGGACAACTTCCGGTGCTGCGGGTACCTTCACAAACCTGACTGCTAATACTACCTTGGTTGTTAACGGTACGTTGAGTGGTTCCGGTGTTTCTACTTATCTGGCCAGTCCTCCGGGGATTGGTGCAACAACACCTAGTACCGGCGCGTTCACCACCCTTTCTGCATCAAGCACCGTGAGCGGGACCGGCTTCTCGACTTACCTCGCATCTCCACCTGCAATCGGAAGCACGACGGCGAGTACCGGGAAGTTCACCACGCTGCAAACGACCAGTGCCTACACTCCGTCGTCCACTGCCGGCATCGTCGGCACCGCGACAAACGACAACGCGAACGCAGGAAGTTGGGGAGAATACCAAACTGCTACGGGTAGTTCTACCGGGCTGACATCCGGAAGCTATGTTGACATAGTGACTCTCTCGTTGGGCGCGGGAGACTGGGACATCTTAGGCTCGGGGAGCTTCAATCCCGCCGCGAGCACTGTTCCGGCGGCGTTGCAGATCGGCGTCAATACAGTCGCCAATACTTCGCCGCCTCTCGGGGCGATAACACTGATGCAGTTGACGTTCACCACGGGCGCTGCACAGATCATAACGACACCAGTGGTACGCGTGAGCCTTGCTTCCACTACAACGGTGCGCGTGGGGGCGCAAGCCAATTTCACGGTCAGCACGATGAACGCCACCGGGTTTATTCGGGCAAGGCGTGTGAGGTAAATCATCATGCGCAATTACTATAAAGCAGGGGAATGGAATGTCTTCTGTATGGTGTGTAACCGAAAGATTAAGTCCGGTGCGGCTAAGAAACGGTGGGATGGTTTAATTGTCTGTGATGAAGATTATGAAAATCGGCACCCTCTGGACTTCCTTAGAGCACGACAGGAGCGGATTACAGTACCTTTTACTGCCGATACATCATTTAATCAATTCAATGGGCCGACCTACCCACAATATCCTTTTTGTACTCAAGAAGGTTCTAGTGGAGTTGCTGGATATGCCGTTGCTGGCTGTGCCAGGCCGGGATTAGGTTTTCCTAATGGATTGCCTGTATCCCAGCCTGAGATTCCGGATGAGTTTATTGGCACCTTGTTAGTATATACCGATGGTGTACAGATTAGTGATATGGCGGGTGATTTTTTAACTTTGGTGCATAATTAAGATGAAAGACGAAGTTACTGAAGACAATCTGATTGAAGTGATCAAAGAACTTCGTCAAGATGTACTTGAGATTAAAACAGAGTTGAATAAGTATAAAGGATTTGCTGGTGGAATCTGGTTTGTCTTTTCATGCATTGGAATCTTCATTGGCGCTTGGCGCTTCTTTCATAGATAAGGTTAAATGATGGCATTTGGTCTTGATGATATTATCGGGGCAGGATTGAGTATTATTAATAAATTCATTCCAGATCCCGCACAGAAAGCACAAGCTGCATTTGAGATGGCTCAACTTCAACAGCAATCTGAGTTCAAGCAGTTAGATGCACAGATTGCAGAAATGCAAGCACAAACAGACACCAATAAGGTTGAAGCAGCCAGTCAGAGTATTTTTGTAGCTGGTTGGCGACCATTCATTGGATGGGTGTGTGGTGGTGGGCTGGCTTACCAATACCTTGGTGATCCACTTTTTTCATGGGTTGCGGCGATTCTGCATTGGCCGATTCCCCCTGGGTTGGATGTGAGTACCTTAGTGACTCTCTTACTCGGTTTGCTTGGGCTTGGTAGTATGCGAACAGTTGAAAAAATTCGAGGAATTAATAGTGGCCATTAATATGACCTTTATTGACTTTACCACGATTATTCCGTCCGATTGGCTGAATAATGTAAATGGTTTTGTCAACTACACTTTTGTAAATTCGGTTGCGCAGTTGCGGACATCCAATCATCTGATTGTAACTCGAATCATTACGACTGGATACTATAGTAACAGTTTTAATGGTGCTGCTGCCTATGTCTATGATCCCTCGGACACGACGTCAGCCGACAATGGCGGTACAATTATTGTTGCTTCTGATGGGGCTCGTTGGAAACTATACGGACAGGATGTTGTTAATGCCTATCAGTTTGGAGCGAAATTTGACGGCAGCACGGATGACACAGTAGCAATTCAAAAAGCTGTTGCTACGGGACTTCCAGTCGAGTTGCCTGCGGGAACATCAGTTCTAACCCAACCTATTACCTGTGCTACTAAAGGGCAGCGTATTTCGGGCAAGGGTCGTACCACTACAATCTTCAATATTAGTTCTAGTTTCAACCTCACTGCCCAAGGGGTTTTTGTAGTCACTAGTGGTGAAGTTGGTCCGGTATTTGAGGACTTTGGTGTTTTGTTTGTGCAACCTGATACCAATATCCGTGCAAATTTAACAGTGTATCCTCCGGCATTCTATGCTTATGGACAGCCCCGGACCCGCTTTCAGGGACTTCGGATTACGGCGGGCACCCATGGGATTGATATCCGTGGAAATAGTGGCGGCTCCGACATCACTGAGTGTGAGTTTGCATGTTTCACTACGAATATCTGGATTGATGGTTCTCTAGACAGTATGAAGATTGATCGTTGTCATATTTGGAACTTCAGTCTTACTGCCAACCAAAGTTCAATTTTTACAGATACAGCAACCCTAGGGATTAATACTGGTCGTTGTGATGATTTGCATGTGACCGACACTCTGTTACTTGTTGGTACTGGTATCACTACGTATACGGGTGCAATTTCGGGCCTTGGAGGGAATACTTTTGGTGAAATTACCAACTGTGATTTTGATACTACTAATGGTATTAATCAGACTGGTGGCTGGCTCACTGTAACGGGAAGCACCTTCACACAAGCCAGTACAAACAACTATGCCATTACAGGGACAGCAAATGGTGTCACCTATATGATGGTGGCAAATTGTTTGTTCTCTGCTGCTGTAGTTTTGACGACTCCACAAATCTCAGTGACGGGCAATTTATTTACGCTAACCCTTACGGGATGTCAGTTCCACAATGTGAACAATGTTCCTATTATGGCAGCCTCGGGAAATGCTGATATTCTGGTGAGCAATAGTGTTTTCACTATGGCCTCAAATTCTAGTGTGACGAATCCAGTTGTAAGTATGGCTTCAGGTTCCTTCCTGACCTTTATTGGCAATCGGTTTCCCCAAGGCAGGGGCTCTGGAAGTGGTAATGTTATCACACTGGCATCTGATGGTCCTCATGTTCTCACAGGCAATGACTTTGGTGGTTGGGGTATCTCTTTTCCCGGCAGTTATACGTCTCTTATTTTCCGAAACAATGCCAACGGCCCTGCAAGTGTCATTAACCGGATTGTTACTGGAACACGTGCCCTTAGTACAACGTATACCAATAATAACAATTTACCGATTCTATTGAATGTGACTATGAATGGAACCACCGCTGGTAATCTTGTTGGGTATGTAGGTGGAAACCAAATTACCATTCAAGGTGTTGCTACGGGTTCTTATGGCACCCTTTCTTATTTAGTACCGGAACAAGCAACGTATCAAGTTACATTTAGTGGTACGGGATCACTTGCGCAATGGGTTGAAACTTATTAATTTAGGAATTGTGTTATGACAACGTCAGGGCAATCAAACTGGAATTATACACGTGATCAGATCATTAATGCAGCATTTCGGAAACTTGGAATTCTGGTTGATGGTGGGACTGCCACACCCACACAGCAAACGGCAGCACAAGAAGCCCTGAATAATATCATTTTTTCTTTATATGCTCAGGGCATGCCGGTCTGGGCAATGACAACGACGTACTTTACTCCGGTCCAAGGTCAGAATGCCTATCCTGTTGGATTGGGTATTGGTTCAGGCAATCTCAACATCACAGCACCTCTGAAGATCACTCAGGCATGGAATTTAGATATTTCAACACCGGGAGCAACTTATCGCATCCCTATGAATATCTACACGCAGTATAATTTTAATCTATTAAACGCGCCCAATAATCAGGGATATCCTGTACATTTTTGGTACCAGCCGGGTAATCAGAGTGGTGTGATTAACATCTGGCCCGCGCCTGATGCATATACGCAACAATTCAGGCAGATCTGGTTTGTGTATCAACGTCCGTTTAATCAATTCAATGCAGGTACGGACACTCCGGATTTTCCTCAAGTTTGGATTGAGCCCTTGATCTATTCTCTAGCACATCGACTTGGTCCTGAGTACGGCATTCCTCTTTCTGAATTAGATAAATTTAATGAAACAGCAAATCAATTGATCACAAACGCACTTAGTTTTGGTACGGAAGAGGGTTCACTTTTTATTCAACCTGATTGGGTTGTTATGGGAATGGGTGGAGGAAATCCACATGGTTACTAAATCGAGCAAGCTTGCCCTGTGGTATGCTAAGTTTAGAGGTTCCTCAATCTTTCTTATTGGCCTTCTTATTTTTATTGCTCTGTGGCTGGTTGCCAGCACGTGGTTGAGTTTCGATAGGGATCATGGTCTTATTAACTTGATGCTTAGTTCAGAGGCTTCAGTATCACTTGCCTTTTTCGCAATGATGCAAGAACAGACCGATTCTCAGCATGCCGAGGTTATGACCGGAATTAAAGAAATGCTGGAAGCATCTAAAAAAGTAGATGCTGAAATCCTTGAGACAGTGGAAGAGATTCAGGAGAAGGTTGATGGCGACTAATCCTTACTTCACACAATATCACACACAGAGATTTTCTCTTATTGGCTCGCCACAGCAGAGGGATGGTGATCATATTAAAGATCAAAGATTTCTTAATCTCTTTCCGGAACTGATTAAAAGTCCTATTAGTGATGGTAAAAAATATTACCTAAAGAAGCGTCCCGGTCTTCATGCATTCCAGTCACTGCCGACTGGAACCAGTCAAGGGTTTTTTTATTGGCGAGGTAATTATTACTATGCCATTGGTGGAGTATTATATAAAAATACAACTCCATTACTTAACTTGACACAGTCCACTGGTGTTGTTGGATTTGTAGAATATCGAGTAGATCCTGCTGATGAGTTGTTTGTCTGTGATGGGCATCGTGCATGGTTAGTGAATAGTGATGATACATATATTACAATTTCATCTCCAAACTTCCCCAACCCACACATTCCAATGCCCATCTTTTTTGATGGATATATTGTTTTAGCAGGTGGTAATCAACGAGTATACAACAGCGCCTTAGGTGATCCTAATACGTGGCCCGCCGATGGGTTTCTTGATGCTGAAATGTACCCCGATACTCTAGTTGGGTTAGCAAAAGTGCAGAACTACGTTGCAGCGATTGGACAAGCATCTATTGAATGGTTCTATGATAATGCCAATGCAACAGGTTCT